TGAACTTGAAGGCCGTGACGGCTCCGTGTGCTTCCGTCAGGATCGGCGTGAACACCAGATCGACCTTCATTCCAGGACTCCACCCGAGAATATCCCCGATGACCTCCGTCGTCTCCAGGTCCAGCTCCTCGTAGAAGTTGTTGAGAGAGAAGTCGCCCTGGTTGTTGAGCTTGTAGTTGGCGTGGTTCATGGCTGCCTTGACGCTCTCCATGGTGCTCGGGAAGTAGCGCATTGTGCTCATGTCACAGAACCACGTCTTCCCGTCCGGAAGAACCGCTCCGTAGGGGAGAGGCGTCGCGTCCAGCTTCTTCTGGGTGAGGTCCTTGTTGAGCTCGTCAGCCTTCTTGATGCCGAGCTTCTCGAACGCGGCGTCCCGATACTCGTCGAAGTCCTTTGACAGGATGGCGTATCCGGCCGCCAGAGCTGCGAGGCGGCGGGCATGGATCCGGTTCGATGCGATTATGGCTGCGATCGTGAGCGAACCGACTCCGACTGCGGGGAGATAGAACTTCCAGTTCCGAGTGACGATCTCCTTGGTCGTGATCTCTCGATCATCGTTTTCCTCTGTGAGCTCGTCGCGGAGATCCTGAATGTTCGCGGACGTCCGGAAAGTTGCCTTCCCGACTAGCACTGCGGTTCCCACCACGCCGACGACCCCGACTGCGGTGAGGATGGTCGGAGAGCTCGCCTGAATGAGCTTTCCGATATTGCTGGCCTGGATCTTGAGACTCTTCACTTGAAACCTACCTTCTTGAGTTGCGAGTTCATCGCGTACTTGAGTTCGGAACGGATCGCGTACTTGACTGCCAGGAAAGTAACGACTCCCGGAACTCCGTACTTGAGCATCGCGCTACCTGCTGTGTAGCCGATCTTGTATCCCAACTCATGGGATCGAGCGTCCTTAGCCTTCTTATCGGCCTGGTTCACTCTTCTTCCTCGTCTTCCTTGAAGTCTTGCACGAACTGGACGACCTTCGGCGTCGCCAGGGTGATGATGCAGATCCACTGAAGGATCTCGTTGAGCAGGCTCACTTGAAAGCCTTCTTACCAGCCACCGCCAACCCGACGCCCACCGCAGTCGTGGCTGCACCGACGACTGCTAGGCCGATACCCCACATGCTCTGCGACTTGGCAGCCTGGTCGTTGGTCATGCGGAGAACGCTGACGTTCTGGACGACGGGCCGAGCAGCCTTGCGAACGAGCTCGTTGTACTCGTCCAGAGCGATCTTGACGGTGTTCTTGTTCACGACGGTCTTGGTGACCGCCTCGGTCGTGCTGTCCATCAGTTTTCCTTCCCATAGAGCAGCTTCCGCAGCTCAGCTTGATGGGTTGCTTCGACGTGTTCGCGCATCTGATCGCCAACACGGTGCTTCTCCTTGCAGAACGTACATGTACCGAGACGCCGCTTGTAGGCGTTTTTCAACATCGAACAGGACGAATTGTGAAAGGGAACGTCTTCCCCACACGACTCGCAGTGCTTCTCGCCCTCGGGTCGTTCAGCTGTTACGGCCGTGGGCTCCTGCCAATGCTCGGCATGAATATCCATCTTCTTGCTCCATTTCTGTCGACAGAAAAAGAGAAGCTGCGATTTGCAGGTTGTGAAGCTTATCTAGCTTCCTTCTCATTATAGGAACTGTTTTTTCTGCGATTCGAAAAAAGTGAGGAGAGGTACGACGCCCAACTAAAACGTCGTCGTTGGATAGCTGTTCAGTCCGTGCTATCGCGCTGCCCAGGATTCGAACCTGGTCATTAGTGTGTCAGCCTCCCTTTCGGGAGCTCTTCTCATTAGGGGCCATGTAATTCCTGCGACCGAAAAGAGAGAAGAGTATAACGCTGTTTTCCAACTTTCAGAGTCTAACTCGCGTTTCCGCTGTTGGATTCCATGCTACTGAAATCTAGATGCATTTTTGATCGTAACGTTATATCAGCTAGAACTGTTTCTTCTCATTAGAGCCCATGAATATCGTGCGAAAGAGAAAGGCCTAGTTTCAGGCCCCTCTCTATGAATCACTTTGAAGTGGGCGTACGGATCAGGCTCGCGGTGTTGCGGAACTGCCTGATGAGTCCTCTTAGCATCTTGTTTGCGAACGTCAACGGGATGTAGACGAGCGCACCGATGATGGCCAGGAGGAACACGATCAGGATTACGGTTCCGATCAGCGCGAAAATGCTGGGATCCATGGGGTCTCCTTCGATTGTGGGTTTCTATTAGAGGCCATGAATTTCCCGCGAATAAAGACCTAAAGCCCTGGTTGGGGCTTTAGGTGGTGGATCAGACGTCCGTGGTGTCGGGGTCTTCGTCTTCGCTGTACTTGTACGAACCGTTGTTCTCGATGATTTGGCCAGCCACCCACAGGCCCGCACCAACGGCACCGAGGACCAGCGTAGGCAGGAATGCCTTCAGCAGGGCCCCCTTGGTCGGGGTGAGCTTGTAGATGTTGTTGGCCTCGTTCACGGGAACAACCTTGTAGTTGTAGCTGAACATGAGGGTCTCCTAAGTTGTAGGGGTGTCTTATCTACTAGAGGCTGTGAATATCTTGCGAAAGGAAAGAGCCCTTGCGGGCTCGATCCTTCAGTTCTCCTTGTAGATGGACTTGTAGGTCTTGATCTCTCGTTTGACAATCCAAACGGCGTATCCAGCGATCAGGCTTCCGGTGAGGAAACCGTCGATGAACGCCATCGTCTTGCTCTTCCAGAGAATGTCCATTGGTATGGTCCTTTCTAGGGGTCTTCTTATTAGAGCCCCAGAATATCTTGCGAAAGAGAAGAGCCCTTGCGGGCTCGACTCATTAGGCCTCTCTGAGCAGAAGTCCAGGCAGGATTGCGCTGTTGCGTTCGAGCGTGACGATCCACGTGCCGTTGGGCAGGTCTTCGGGAATGCCCTCTCTCGCGAGGTTCCACTTGATGTAGCGGTTCCTCAGAGTGAGCTTCTCGCAGCCTGAGCTCCAGCCGTCGTCGTCTTTCTCGACGCGGAATTCGCGGTTTTGCATTTGGGGTCTCCTTCTTGTTGGGGTCCTATTAGAGGCCCTGATTCTTCTGCGAAAGAAGAGAGCCGAAGCTCTCTCTTTGTTACTCCTTTGGTGGGGTGTATGGTAGTCCAAGCACGAAACGCGCGGTGGCTTCTCGATAATCAAGTCTCTCGAGACAGTTCTCTAGAATTGCTTTGTTTTTTTCTGTTAGATCAGGCATCAACAAAGCCAATTCAATTCTCAGTCTAAGAGCGTTTATCTTTTCGAGACGTTGCCACCAAAACGCGTATTGGCTTTCGGGCATATCAGTCTCCTTGATAGGGGTCTATTAGAGGCCCTGATTCTTCTGCGAAAAATATAGAGGCCCAGAACGGATTGCGTCCTGGGCCCCTACACTTTGAACTTCTATGGCGGCTGCCTGTGCTTAGCGAAGCTTCCCGATTTGGTTCAGCGCTTTCGATCCGATCACGTGTCCGTGTTCGTATCCGACGATGATGAGGATGCCAGCGAGGTTGCCTCCGACGATGAGCCACGTCTCAGGGCTGATTCTGTTCGGAGCGTTCTTGCTCCGCACTGAGTACAGTCCTTCGAGGTTTTTCACCATCTTGGCGGCCTTCTTTGGGTCCTCCTCCATCTGAATATCGAGCTCGTACTGAGCGATCAGACGATCCAGCTGGGTTTCTTCGGGCTTCTTTCTCCAAGACAATTGGGGTCTCCTTCCGTAGGGGTTCATTATAGGCAATGAATCCCTTGCGACCCTTTGGTACTAGGCGGCTTCCTGGTGTTTGACGTTCAAGACCACGTTCTTCTTGTTCTTGAAGGCTGCTGGGTGCTTGTTCAGGTCCGCAGACAGGTAGACCTCCCCGTCCTGCGGGTCCGTGGTGACGACCAGGTCTCCGGCGCCCTCGTACTGCTTGGAGGACGCCGTCAGGAACAGGCCGAGGAACGTCGCGACGACCACTGCGGTCGAGGAGACCTGGACGGAGTAGTCAAAGAAGCTAACCTCCGTCCAGACCTGTGCGAGACCGACGTAAAGCGCGGCGATACCGGGAATCAGTACCTGGACGACGAACTTGAGCTTGTCGTACAGAGCGTTGCTGAGATTCATTGCTTATTTCCCATCCGTTGGTGTCCCAGTGTTACTGAGACAGGCATCCAGTTCCGAGGTTTCGGGAAATGGATTCTCCAGCTGTTTCCTCTTGGTCTTGTCCGCGATCGAGATGAACTTCGTCAGATCCTGGAAGTAGTCCGCTGTTGCATGCTCTCGCTTAGCCTCGCTGAACGGAGGCTGATGCAACAGGATTCCAAGAAGCTTCGAAAAGGACGTCTGTAGATCGACGTTGGAGTTGACCTGGGCTTCGCTGTATGTGGTTCTCTCATTGAGAGCAGAGAGTGCCTTGCTCAAATATATCTTGTTACAGACAGATACTCGAGCAACGAACTCCTGCTGGGATTTGAGGTCGTTTTGTGCCTTTTCGCTGTTGTTGCTTGCTACTTGGCTTGCGAAAGCTGCGTAAACAACCAGAATTAAAACGACGACCAAAGCTGTCTGCTCCACTAAACGCAGTGAAACAGCACCTCTGTCGTTTCCCCCATGATCGCGTCTTTTCACGATCTCGTCCACCTCATCCAACTCCTCCTTGATTTCTCTGAGGGATCGAACGATGTAGCCCAAGATGAACCCGATTGCGCCTCCAAGAAGAAGGAAGCCCAACCGGTCATCAAACGCCATCCCCCTCCTCCTTCTTAGACTTGTCTGACTTGTCTCCGTTTGGGGTTTTTGTTAACGCCTTCTTCTGCGTCAGGACGTATGTAAGTATTGCGCCGACCCCGGTAACGGCGGTGGGATTCTTGCCTATGTCGATGCCCACTTCAGGACCAATAAGCATTAGAATGGCGCCAGCCACGCCGACGAAGAAGAGGACATTGAAATGCCACTCCTTCAACATGCTTCCACGCGTCCTTTCTAGGAAAGCGTCGAAGACAAGGTCGGGTACGCTCGGTATCCATCCTTGTCCTGTGTGCGGATAAACTCGGTGACCCATTTCTTCTCGTGAGCACCAAGACGACCCTGAACCATCACGCGATCGCCCAGCTTGTAGTCCGCACCATACTTGAAGTTGATAAACGGCGAGATTTGGGCGTCCACCGAGTTGATGTGAGCGCCGTCCTGCCTAACCGTCTTCAATCCCTGATCTTCAAGACTTTCCTCGAAGTCGTCCGCCGCAGCCGCCTTTCGGTCAGCGAAATCGGCATCAGACTCGTGATCACCCTGTGTAAGGGTTTCTTTCGATCCACCGTCGACGTAGCCGTCCAGCCGGTTCCATCCAGCATTCGTGCCAGCAACGACATCAGGATCTGTGTAGTAGTGATCTCGCGGATCCCCGTCCACGAAAGCCCCAGTCATGAGGTTCTCGCTTGACATCAACGAGGTCAGTCCATCCAGGTGTCCAGCCTTCCAGCTGAACACAACCCGTCCTGAAATATCCCGACCCTTGTAGAAGTCGAATCGCAGGTCATCGATGTCAGCAACCGAGTCCGTATTGAACGTCCCGTCTGCATCAATGTGAACTACGCGACCCTTGGTGCCATTGGGGCGAATGATGCGAACTCCATAGTTCCCCGAACTGAGGAAAGTTTGCATCTGGTCGTAGACATTCCCGTTCCCTACCTTTCGCGCTTTGTTCGGGCCGTCGCCCGAGGGAGGGATTGAGTCTGTCACAACCACATTCGGCAGCTGGTTAGCGGCAGAATATGACTTTGAGGTCTTGATCCTGTCGTTACCCGTGCCGTTGCAGATGGCGTTCCACACCCAGGTTTCTAAGGCTTGCCTGGTGCTGTACTTCTTCGCCATTGCGATCTTCTTGCCGTACGGAGCGTTCGCCCAGACCCGCCGGAGCAGGATCCAATCGAGCGTACGTCCCTTGACGACGAGTTCGTCCACGCCGTCGTCGTTTGAGTCGATTTCCAGCGAGTCCACCCACATGACCTCGTTGGTGTCACGCAAGGTACACATGCTGCGCTCTGGCATTAGAGCCGATACGCCAGAGACGTTCTGTGTGTGCAACTCGAAGTCGCCGACTGGTTGAAAACGCTCGGTCCAGATGAGACTGTCGGTTTTCCAGTCAAGCTCGATCAATCGACCGAGCTTGTAGGTCTTCCTGCTGAGAGTTACGAGATCCATCACAACCCCGCGTATCTGGGAGTGAAGGTCAGGTTACCCTTCCAGTTCCATTTGGAAGCTCTCGACTTGGGAATGACGAAGTGGTTGTTTCCTGGGTGAAGCTGGATCCACTCAGCCGATGGCTTGAGAATATCCAGCCTGTTCTGAACCTTTCCTCGAGACTTGTTCCAGTGGACATACCTCTGTCCGGGAATGGTCGAGACCGCCAGGACATCACCTTCGTGGAAGACCATGTCAAATTCCATTCCGAAAGCTTGATGCTCCGCCTGCTTGATGAACCACCCATTCATCGTGTCCACGAACTTCACCGCGAACTGGAAACCGGTCTCTGCCGTGCCGAAGTTGTAGACGTTCGGCGCCTTCTCGCTGAGATCGGATGGGTTGTACTTCATAGCAGTGAACGCTCGGAAGGTCGGGTTCAGGCACGTGAAAGTGATCTGAACCGCCGGGTTCGCATCGAAGATGGACGCCTCGAAGTTGCTTACGTAGGCGAACTCGTGGTACATCGGGAAGACTCCCGCGATGAGCTGAATGTCCACCTTAGGGTCGTAGCCCGTGTAGAGCATCGTGTAGAGGTTGTCGCGGAGGAACTTGACCGTCTGGCCCTTCTCCTCGTTGGGGTTCAGCCCAATGAGAACGACAACCTCACGATCCTGAACGGTGACTCCTTGGAACTTGCCCCCGGAGGCAGTGGACGCAATGGCCACATCGCGCCCCGGGGGCTCAAGTCCAGTGATCGACTTCACGTAGTACGGGTCGCTTTGATCCGCGCGACTTACGGCATACGAGTCGTCGTCAATGCCTTCCAACACATGCGAGGTGAAGGGCAAGACGAGATTGTCAAGTCCCTTGATGAGAACCGACGTGATTCTTGGTGCAGATGTCAGTGTTGTCACTTGCCCTTCACCTCCTTGAGTAGTGCGATCTGGGACTTTGTGCCACGGTAAGCCTTGACGTGGTTTACCGGCTTTGGACTGTTGATCGTCTGGTTGAAGTTGTACGTGTCTCCACCGTGATCTGGGCCTCCGGAGCCGTGTCGAGCTGCATGTTCGGCCGCAATGTCCCGAGCCTGATGGCGCGAGGCGTCAATTTTTACAGAATGACTTCCCATTTTGGCTGAAATCTGGCTTGCATCTCGAGACAACTGAGACAGATCTAGAACCGGCGTGACCTTTGGTTGAAGATCGATCAAACCATCAGTGGCCTTACGAGTCTTGTTGAAAGTCATTTTCATTGCTTCCAAGCCTCGGTTAGCCATGTCTGTGGCAGACTTCTCCACCACTCCAGCGTTGGCAGTAATGCCGTTTGCCAGTCCCTGTGCTGTGTGGACACCGATTTCGTGAGTCACCTTTGACGGGGAGTTGATTCCCAGGAACTTTCTGATGGGTCCTGGAATGTGCTTGGCAAGTTCGTGAGCAGCAGACGAAACCTTCTCGACTCCATATGAAAGCAAGCCTCCGGTCAAACCATCCACGAGGTCGAATGCGATCTGTCGGCCGACACGACCAATGGGATCGGCGTACTTGTTGATGGCCTTGTCCAGCCCGTTGAGGAATTCCAGAATCGCCTTGCCTGTGGCGTTGGCGATCCTGACTGAACTCTTGCTTAGCCCCTCGATCAGGCTGACGATGATGTTCGTGCCCTTCTTGATGAACTTCGGAAGGGCCTTTTCGATTGCCGTGAGCATCGCAAGCAGGAACTGGATCATCGCCCTAGCTGCATGTGCTTCGCTGTGGACGACAATGTCGATGATCGCGTTGATCAGCTTCTGGATGAGTCGTTGAGCCTTAGGAATCAGCTTCGTGACCTCCTCTAGAAGGATCTGAAGAAGCTTCCCGATCGCCTTAGCCAGAGGACCAGCGGCCTTCACAATCCCCGTGAGGATCGATACGAAGAACCCACCGATTGCCTCACCGATCATAGGCAACTTCTCGACCATGACGTCGATTCCGTCAGCGATCGATTGGAATGCAGCAGGACCAACAATTGCCAAGATGCCCATAGCCGTGGCGAACGCAAGTACGCCCACACCGGCCAAGAACACAGCACCACCTAGCAGCAACAAAGCCGTACCCAACGCCGCGATTAGCGGAACAGCGGGCGTAAGCAAGACTGCCGCTGCCGCAATGAGCGTCAGAGCCAACACGATCGCGATAAGCGCCTTTGCGATGTTCCCGGCAGAGATCTTGGAGATGATCTCAAGCGACTGAGCAAGCACGATCAATGCCGCAGCAAACACAAGCATCGACAATGCGCCACCCTCGGCAGCACTCAGAACTAGAGCAGCAGCTGCGATAGCTGTAAGAAGCACAACCAAAGCACCAACGGTCTTGAGCAGATCCTTACCGGCGATCTTACTGATCTCAGTCAAAGCACCAGCGAGAATTCGAAGGGCTACAGATGCGACAGTAAGACCGATTGCTCCACTGATTCCGTTCTTGCCGAAAGCCCGCATTGCGAGACCAATGGCAGCAATGACCAAAGCAGCCTTACCGCCGCCATCCGCAATCGTCTTCATGTCTAGAGACTCGTAGAGTTTCATGACGCCCACGAATGCGGTCAACGCAGCAGCCAGAACAACCATCGCTGTAGATGTAGCCAGAATGGTTGCACCACCGCCGGTCTTACCCAGGATGGCAGTAGCCGCAACGATAACTCCAATGACAGCAGCAACGCCCTCTAGGCCCTGCCGCATCGTCTTGGGATCGAGTTGACCCATTATCGCAACGGCTCCAGACAGAATCAAGACCGCCGTAGAGAACGCCACAAGGGCGCCACTCAGAGCAACAATCTGGGCAGTCTGCTTAGCCATCGCCTTGGCGTCGGGCATTTTCTTTCCGCCGCCACCTGTGAGAAGACGCATAGATCCAACTAGAGTCACCATCAAACCGCCAATAGCAGCAAGAGCGACACCCAACTTCTTTGAGTCAACGCTGGCCAACAGAACTGCCGAACCGGCAAGCACAGCCACCGCGATTGCGATATTCATGAGTGCCTTGGCTCGAATCTCGTTCTGCATCGACTTCAGGTTGTTCTTGAACTGGTCAAGAACGCCGCTTGCGCTACCGAAGACCTTCGACAAGTTGTCTGTGAGACCACTGAAGGTAAGCACAAACCGCCTGAACAGCAACACGAGACCAAGGAACAGCCCGGAGTTGACGGTATCGAGAACGTCGCTGTAGCTGATGTTCGCCACCATGTACTTAAGTGCTTGACCCATTCCGATGAAGATCTGCTGTAGCGCGCCGATCATGAATGTTGCGCCGTTCTGAAGACCCTCGACGATTCCGTGGATAATGTTCTCACCGATGGGAACCATAGTCGTAGCCGGGGAGTGGATACCCAGAGTGTCCTTGATCCAGAGGATGATGTTGTTGGCCATGTCGACGATTGCCGTCTTCAACGCGTTAGCGTCCAACCCCTGGATGATTCCGTACAGAATGTTCAGGCCGAACGACTGTGCCTGCTCGCCGATTCTCTTGAAGTAGTCACCAACATAGGCAACAACCGGCGCGAGCTTCTTGAACTGGTCGATCACCAATCCAACCATCGACCACACAAAGTGCATGATCGTGCCTAGGGCTCGGAATTCAGGCTGCAAGTTACGAGTAACGCTCGTCACCTTCACGAGCCAACCCGTGACGTCCGCAAAGCCCTTTGTCATTTTGGCCAGACCGGAGCCTGCCTTGCCTGTCGAAGGCAGCAGAGCCTTGAACAGCTGAATGATCGGGTAGAGCAGATTGCCGATGATCTTGAAGATGTTGCCCACACCAGCCCATAGGTTGGTGAAGCCGTCAAGCTTTCGCCATCCGAGCAGCATCTTGTCGACCGAGCCGAACACGTTGCTCACAGCACCCGTGATTACGTTCGAGACGCTTGTCCACAACTTCGATGCTTCCTTGAAGTTACCGAACAGGTCCTGGAAGATCTTTGCCCATCCAGAACCAATCGATTCCTTGACAACATCGATGAGCTGGGTGAAGGTCTTGACCTTGGTCGCGGCCTCTTGCGCGGTCCTGGCCGTAGCCATGATCGCCTTGATCTGCGACTTCGTGAAGCCCTGAGCCGCCAGATCGGCAGCCGAGAGGTCTCCGGTGAACTGCTGAAGTGTCTTGACGAGAACATCTGAAGTCAGCCAGCCGTTGTGTCCAGGCTTGGACGAAATCGACTCTCGGAAGGACTCTCCACGAAGCTGAAGCTTCTTCATGGGTCCGACCATCTTGATCTGACTTTGCTCGAGCTCGCCCATGCTCACAGCAGTTCGAGCCAACGCTGTCTGGAAGGTCTTACCACCCATGCCTGCGTTTACGACCGAGTTCCAGTCCTGAAGACCGACCTTGCCTGAAGCAATGGCCTGCGACAGCTGGTACATCGCCGTAGAGGCTTGCTGGGAGTTAGATCCAGAAAGGGCTGCGAGGTTCGCGATACCCTTGATGGACGCGGTTGAGGTCTTCAGGTCGACGCCTGCGGCGGTGAACGTTCCGATGTTCTTCGCCATCTCCGAGAAGTTGTAGATTGTCTTATCGGAGTAGTGGTTCAGATCAAGAAGGTACTTGTTGACCGTCTTGACGTTAGCGCCGGTGTTGGCCATGATCGTCTGAACCGAGTTCAGAGTCGTCTCGTATTCCTTGAACCCCTGCTTGATCGGATCCAGGGTGAAGCTCTTTGCGAGACTGAGGCCTGCGTTTACGACCTTGTTTGTGATGTTCGAGATCGCAGTCACTGCAATTGTCGTCATCGTCAACCAGCGCTTGCTCACACTCTGAAGAGCGTTAGCCATCGGGTTCATGTTGAAGTTCTGAACCCCACGGTTGACAGCGTCCAACCCAGCAGACGAGTCCTTGAACTGGAGGGCAGTCTTCAGCTTGTCGATGGAGCCGAGGGACGTCGTGACGCCGGTTTCGAAGGACCGGTTGTCGAACTTCATAGCAACAATCTGATCTTCAATGCTCGAGCTCATGCCGAAGACACCTCCTTCCAAACGTCTTTCTTGATCTGCTCAAATATGGGCTGGATTGACGGGTTGATGTAGTCGCGACCGATCACATACCCGCCATTGCGAGTTCCGTGACCGTACTGAAGAAGAATGGCTACGTTTGCGCCACTCTGATTGTGACGGTTGTGGAATATGATCAGGTATCGACCATCCGTGACTTCCACGGTGTAGTACCAAGATGTCGCCGTCTCTCCGCTATCAACCGGTGTAGCATTCGCCAGAGCCGAAACTCCGCGAGAACCATACCGGTTGAGAACGGACAGAATGTGATCCTGCTTCAACTTGTTGAAGTAGGCAGTGGTCTTCTTGAAGTTGCCTGAAGTCTCAAGCGAAATCATTCCCTTTCCCACTGCCCCTCCTTCACTCAGGTTGGTTTTTCGTGTACTGATCTCCGTTGAACACTCCCTTGATCGTCCAGAACAGAATGAAGATCACAAGGAATATGGCCAGAGAGGGTCGTGCATGGCGATACCAAAGCTCAATGTTGCCTTCGGCAGCCGCCACACACCACAAGAACTGAACTAGCCAAATATCGTGCATCTTGGAAGTCCAGAGATGTTTCCGATCTCGTCTAGCAATCCACAGACTCCACATTGCGAGGAAGCTTAGGAATATGGTCAGAAGACGGAAGACCTGCCCGAAAGTTGTGTAATCGTGCATCACACCTCCCTGTAGCAGAGACTGATCAAATCAGCTCCGCCGACAGCGCCCGTGTCTCCGTTTGTCTGTGTGTCGAACCGAATCAGCGTCTGGTAGCCTGCCGTTATGGCAGCATCCCAATCGTCAATTCCTGGACCAACCGTTGCGATGAAGACCGTTCGGCCTCCGAAGTCGAACATCGAAGCCAGCTCTTGATTGTCGGACCAGAAGGTACTTTCCCATGAGGGATTCTGCTGGTAGATTCCGAAACCAAAGGTGTTTTCTGCATACGTTGCTCGGATTTCGTAAGTCTTCGCCGGATCCAGCACAAACCCAGGCATGTGGAATTGCGCATTCCGAACAGTGCTACCACTGTCGACCTTTGACTGAATTCGACCAGTTCCGGAGTTGTACTGACCCTCCATCTGACCATCTTCAGTCGAAGAGAAGAACACGGCCGTTGACAAATCGAAGCATGTCCAATCAGCCGGAGGATCCGTAGTACCCTCGTCATGACAGTGGATCTGAATTATCGAGTTGTCGATTCCAACCTCCACAGTAGACGTCCCGTGAGTCGCCATTCCAACAAAGGACTTAGCTGACGCAACCGGATCAATGGTCGTAGGTCGAGTGTCGTCGATGATGTAAGAGGATTCGACATCGTCCAATTCTCTGTCGAAAGCGACGATCCGAATTGAATCGACTCCCCATCGAACATGAACTCGATACCACTTGTTGACGTCCACCTTCACATAGGCCCATTCGGTCCCACCTGTTCCGGAATACCACTCCAAATATGGCCCGTCGCTGTACATCTGAAGTTGAACCAAAGCCGGTTCATCATCCAAATGCGACCAAGAGATCAGATCGGTATGGTCATCTCCGCCAGAGACGTTCGCCACCTCGAGAAGCTTGAAGTCCACGTAAACAGAGTTCGAAACAACCTCGTTCTCCGTTCCCGAAGAATATACGTGGTTCTCGATGTAGCCTTCTTCGTCTGGAGCCGTGGTGCGAAGCCACTTGTCAGCATCAGTGTCGTTAAGCATGACCACAGACATCTCGTAGACACGAACTTCCGGAGTTGTGTCCGTGTTGTTGTTTGTTGCACCAACAACATTTAAATATGCACCTGCGGTGAGCGCATCGACAACATCCTGAAGCGGCGAGTCGACCCATGAGTCCATGTAGAGCGGAACCACGTAGTCTACAGGCGTCCCATCCACAACCGTGAGCGAGAAACCCATTCCCTCGTCCGTGCCATCGGAGAATCCGCCAATGGTGGTGTCTCCTGTGTCATCCGTGGAAATATGAACCTGCATGTCTGCATCCAAAGTATCCGGATCGTCAGGGTTCACTCCTCCCGAGATAGATGCTCGAATATGAAGCTCGAGCGTTGCTCCTTCTACGTAACCAACCAGCGGTGGAAGCCCGACGGTGTAACCTAGGTCGCCATCAGCCGAAGTGATGTAGGTCGCATCGTCGTCATCAGAGAGGAGAACCCCGCTGGTGCCGACCTCCGAAGCAGCCGAATCGTTGGCAGCGAAAGCTCCCACCGCTGGAAGCTCTATGATGTCAAGTCCGTTGTTGATCACACCCAAGATGATTTTGTCGTGCAACGGCACAGACGTGTCGTTCACATCAACCAATTGACCATGCGCGTATGCTTCGAAATCTTCAACGATTACGTCACACCCAAAGTCAGGATCGGGAGTATCTCCGTCGCCTCCTCCACCACCGGGAGGAGCTCCAGTAAGAGCTCCTAGTTCCCAGCACTTCGGAAGCACGCCGGAGTAGAGCTGTGCTTCGAGAAGCGACAGATCACCCTCTCTCGAGTCGAACGAGAAATATGAGTGACGACCACAAGCCGGAGTTGACGTTAGAGTCAAAGTCCGAAGATCCATCTGCGTGTTGTCGGAAAGAGTCTGGTAAGTGCGACCCGATGGCTGAACGAGACAGTTGTAAG